ACTTCTCTTCTAGTAGCTGCTGCTAATTGCATAAAAGGAACAAAGTTACTACTACCCAAAATAACAATTTGAGTAAATGACTTATAGTTCATTTTCAAAACAATTCCCTCTAACCAAGTTTGCTGATCCTTACTAGCAGATTCTTGATTTAAAAGTTCGCCGTTTTTATAAATTTCAAAGATTGTTGGTTTAAGTCCTCTAACAACTTTCCAACTATTAGATCCTATTTTAAATTCAATTTCAACAACACAATCTTTTTCATTTACAGAATTGATCAATTGTGGTTTGTTAACTCCTCTAAAAGATTTACCAAATAATGAAAAAGTCAATGCATCAAGGATCGTACTTTTCCCAGATCCATTGTTACCAATGATTAAAGTAGTTGGTGACTTCGCCAAGTCAATTTCGGTAAATTGATTACCTGTGCTTAAAAAGTTTTTGTAGCGAATTTTTTCAAATAATATCATTTTGTTCTGGAGGAATTACAATGTCATTTTCAGTAATAATTGCATACTCATAGCGATTAACTTCGCATGTTTTTATAATCAAATCATCATCGATTTCAATTACAGTCATTGGTGGATAATCTTCTTCTTCCAACATCATTGCAAATCTTACGGCATCATCTTCTTCTTCAAAGAGGTAAAGAATTTGTTGTCCTTTTTGATTAGTTACAGAATAAGCACCTTGCTCTTCTCTACCTTCTAAAGTAAGAATGTACATACTAGACTATCTCACAAGCTTGTTTATATACTTGCTGAATAATTCTTTTTATAGACGCTTTATTTATTGAGTCTTCAGAATCGTCAACATACTTATTCAAAATAGATACAGTATCCTCCGATTCAAAATCATATTCCTCATTAAGATTTGTGGAATCCGCAAAAGATTCTACAATTTTTAATTCAGCAATATTTGTTAGATAAAGTTTATCAATAAATTTATCAAATTTTTTTTCGTTTGTCTTTTTTTTAACTACAAGTTTTACAATTTTATTCTCATAGTTTCTTGCATCAAACGTTTGATGGTCATTATCATCATAATAAATCGTCTCATGCATTGTATATGGATTATTTACTGATTGCAAAGAACGAGTCTCTGTATTAAAAATATGAAATCCACGAGTATCTCCAATGTCATTGGAATATATCTCATATGGATTTCCTAGATAAAAAATCTTACCGTTATCAGAACGAGTATGATAATGCCCAGAAAAAACCAATTCAAATTTATCAAACAACTTGGAATCCATACCTTCTTGCATGGTAAACCCACGATATGGAGGAAATCCAGAGAACTCAAGATGCCCCATGGCACATTTACATTTTGTGGATTTTACTGTCTTAAAAGTTTCATCATAATTACCCTCATTAATCCAAGGGATAAACAGAACTTTAAGTTTGTCAAGTTGAACTTCAGTTGGTTTTGAATATACTTTTACATTTTCATATTCTCTCAACAGAAGATCTACAGCATTAATTTCATTTGTGTTTTTATAATATGCTGTATGATTACCAACTATTGTATGAACAGTAACTCCAAGTTTTTTTAGGGTATCGTAATAATTATCTTTTGCCCAAGCAAGAGCTGCAAAGTCAATTCCTTTTCTACTGTCAAAAGTATCGCCCATGTCCACAACAGTTTTAATGTCGTGTTTAAGTAACGTTGGAAAAAAAATATCGTTATAAAATTTTAAAAAATAATCATGAAAAAGTTTAGAGTTTTTACGAGCACCAAAATGTTGGTCTGTAATAATTGCTACTTTCATCAATACCTAGATTTGGAATGAATGTTGTCCTTGATAGAATTATAGTCAGAATAATTCATACCGTCAATCAGGTTATCATCAAAGAAAACCTCATCAAATCCAGTTCTTTCTAAAATTTTATTTTTAATTTCTAACTGCTTTTTCTCTTTTTGAATTCTACGTAAAAAGGCGTAGTGTATAATTTGCGTAAAATATGCAAATGGATTCTGAGACTTTTCAGGATCAAAATTATGGATATACATAACACAATTTTCAATACCATCAGAAATCATGTCATCTTTAAAAATGTAGTTGACAAAATTTGGTTTGAATGATAAATGTGTTGCAATCTTTAAAAAGCATTCGCCCAGATAGTTTGTAATCTGTGGTCTTGGATCTCCCCGTTCTTGAGCCAAACTAAGTTGCCTTCTATACTCAATCAAAGCTAAAAGAAATTCTTTGTTATTAACGTAGTGAATTGATCTCTTTCTTTTAGGCACTGGTTGGATACCCATAAAAATTACTGTATTAATTGTTGAAATTATAACACTACTATACAAAAAGAATCAAGGCTTGACAGAGGTATCCAAAATGGATATAATAGCATTGTTGCGCTTTCAAGTTTATATATTAACTATTTTTATAGAGTTTTTCTAAGATCTCTTTAGCATCATTAACATTAGAGATGTATCCCATCTTTCTATTGATCTTTTTCCTAATACCATGTGGATTATCCTTAGGATCAAAATCAGTAGAGTCTCTAATCCATGATTGATACATCATAATCATTTCAAGGTCTTTTGATTCACTTAACGTAAGGACATCATCCATATCGAGAATAAACATATCTTCTTTTGTTGTTTTTAACCAGGGTTCTAGTTTGTATCCTGTTGATCCACCTCTGGTTGTAACTTCAGATATTGTAATTGGGTTTGTTATAAGTAATAAAGTTTTATTGTTTTCAAAACAAGGCATAACCTTTGAAAATATCTCTTCTCCACTTTTTAACTTAACTGTTGCATAAAAGTCGTCTTCCATAATTATTCCTTTAAATTAATTGTTATTATTTCATAATTAAACTGTTCTTCATTGTAGATTTTAATTCTTTCTATTAAATGATTTAAAGTGTAATTCTTTCTTGAATTATATGTACAATCATCAGATATGTCATATAACATTGCTTTAGTTTTATTTTTGCCTTTCCTAAGAACTCTTCCGATGGATTGTAGATTACGAATTCTTGATTTACTAGGAGAAGCAAAAATTACATTGTGTAGGTTTCTTATATTTATTCCAGTAGAAAATACACCGTATGAAGCAATGATGATTGCATCTTTTTCTCTTTCTGTAATCTCCCTAACAATTTCTCTTTCTTCAGTATCAACTCCACCATGAATAAAAAATACTTTTCTATTTGTTTTTTTAGCAGTGTTTATTAATTCATATAATGGTTTACCATGAGTCTCAACTCTTGAGAATAAAATTAAAGTATTACCTTTTAAATCGAGGGATAAATTTTTAATGAAGTTATTCCTCTTATCATGAGAAATTATAAATTGAACTTCATCTTCATAGGTTGCAAATATTCTTGGTTTATGTTTTAATACTAAACATCTAATGTCTAGTTTTGATACATGACCTTTCTCCATCAATTCTGATGTTCTTATAATTTTATATGATGGACCAAACAATCCTTCAAGAACCCATTTATGGGTTTGTGTTCCATCTAAGGTTCCAGTAAATCCAAATCTATACTTAGCATGATGTAACTTTGTCATGATTTGTATCAATGATTTAGATTTAAATAGATGAGCTTCATCTCCAATAACTACACCATAGTTTTCAAAAAAACTTCTATCAAGTTTGTATATTGATTGCCAGGTTGTAATAGTTACTGGATACTCTGATGTTTTTTCTCTACCAGAATATATTTTGTGACAATATGATTCCGAATCAAAACCATAATCTTGGAAGTCCTTATACATCTGCTCTACAAGAGATGTCGTTGGAACAACTACAAGAATTTTTTGCCCTTTCTCCACATAATATCTTACGAGAGAATAAATCATCAAAGATTTGCCAGATGCAGTGGGACTTATCAATAACTTTCTATTATGTTTTAATGCATCGTATACTCCCTCTATTTGATAATCTCTCGGAACATGAAAACAAATAGACTTCATATAATCTTTAACACCTTCATATGAAATGCCATCGTTAACCTCAAAGGGCATTCCATAAAATTTATTTTCTTCAAATTTATAGTTGTAATTATAGTTACTACAAAAAGAAATTAATTTATCTAACAAACCTACGTAGAGTTGTTTGGTCCTTAGATCAAATAAATGAATTTCTCCATTCCAATTTCTACCTCTATATTGAGGCATAAATTTTGCGTTTGGAACCTCAAACTTAAAATAATCTCTTAGTTCATATTCTATGTGAGGTTCACATGTAATCTTTAAATATACTTCGTTTGATTTCTGAATCAAAAGATCAAAGTTATCAACCATATCCTGCTTGGAATTTTAAGAATTCAATAGCATTCTTTATTTGGTAAGTTCTATTTTGAATTACCTTTAGAATACTTTCTAGATAGTTTAAAATTGTTTCGTAATACTCAACCTTTAAATTAATTTGAGACAACTTTTGATCTGCATCTAAGTATTTTTGTAAAGTATCTTTATCTCTAATTTTTTTAGGGAATGGATCTTCTACGTATACTTCAGGATCTGCTTTACCTGTAAAATATTCATAACGTTCGTGACGAATATTCTTTCTTTGTTGTTCTGCTTTCTTTTTAAGAAGAATTACATTGTTGTAAATCTCAAAGTATTTAGCATGTAAAAGGGGGATGTTAGTTGATTCAGTATGTAGATTATCCATGTCAATGTGAGCATCTTTTTCCCACATTTGTTGGATTTGTTCAAGGTCAAGAATCATAATTTATTTCCTTTTGGATCATATATATCGTAAATAGTATACTTGAAAGATACCTCTGCAGTAAAGTATTCTACGTCTGGGTTGGTAGCATCAAAAGTTAATTCTGACAAGTCGTATGGAAACATGTCTTTAAAAATGACATCAAACTGTGGTCTTTGATTGCTGTTTAAAATCTGTAAAGTTCCATCAGAATAGATGTTCATGGATTTGCTATCAAATCCCAATTGAGTATTATCTTCTCTTTGTAAATTGTAAATTTCATCCAGTGATTCTGGGAATCCAAGACCGCGCATCCATCTTTGAATTTCCATGTAGTTCTCTAGATTTTCATCTACAATAAATCGCAGAGTAAAATCTTGGAATACAATTTTGTCACCTGGAATATCAATGTTTTTTAGGTAAGTTGGTTGCTCCGCAACACCTAAAGTCATTCCTGGTATGTTAGCTGAGTTTGAAAAGAACGATACTTTACGCGCTCTATTCAAAGTAAATTTAAATCCAATAGAGGATAAAAAATTTCTATTTTGGATTTGACTACTATAAAGATTACCAGTTGCCATCGTTTTTTAACTATTTAGATAAAAAAAGAGACCCTTTCGGGTCTCTTGATTAAGTTGTGACCAGACTCACATGAGGTTCTTGATTTGAACTCTTCTGTAGTAACGGTTTGCGTTAACTTGAAGTCTGCCGAGACCCTGAGTGGTGCCTTCAGCGAATGGGTTAGCAACAAGACCGTATCTGGTCTTAAAGCCAATCTTAGGCTGGAAGGTGTTCTCACCAACGGCACGAACCATTTGGAGAGGAACATATGGGCAATAGAACAGACCTGCGTCATAAGGTGAAGAACCCTTATAACCAACAACATAGTATTGGTTAGCAGATACGTTTGCTGAATAAGGATCGATATATACGCGATACTTACCAAGCAGAACACCAGCGAAGGTATTGCCAGTGTCATCAACGTTGAGGTTTGCGTTCAGAGCAGGAGTGTAATCAAGTACACCAGCCATGCTCAGTGCAGAAGCAACGTCTGCGGAACACATTACAACGTTGCCCTTTCCTCTACGAGTTCTTTGTGCGATTGCGTTAGCGTCGCGCTCGATTTGGAACAGGAGACCTTTGAACTTCTCAACTGACCAACGACCGTTGGAGTCGATGTCGAGGTCGAAGATACCAGCGGTAGCAGTGTTAGCAGCAGCGCCTTGCTCAGCAACCTTATAGATGGTTCTGATAACTTCTCTGTTGATTTCAGCGAGGATCTCAGTTGAGAGAATGTTAGCAAGTTCTGCTTCTGCATTCAGACCGTGAATTGCCTTCAGGTCTTGTGCAAGCTCAAGGCTGTATTCTGCCTTCAGTGCTCTTGACTTGGCTTCAACAAGAACCTTCTCGATTGAGAATGCCATCTCGTTGAATTGGTTGCCAGCACCGTTACCGAGATTCTCTGAATCTCCAGTAAACATACCCTGACCAACGTTATAACCACCAGAACCAGTTGAAGCACCAGTACCAACTGGGTTCAGGAGACCTGGGTTGCTGCCATACTGGGTAGTAGTACCCATACCAGCATTAACGTTTGATGCAGCGGTAAGACCGATACCTGAATTCTGACCAGAGAATACGGTATCTGCTTCATCAAACAGAGCTTCGGTGCCGCTCTGATTGGTGTAGCGTGAACGCATTGCGAAGATGAGTCCAGTAGGACCACTCATTGGTTGAACACCTGCGAGGTCATAAGCGACCAGGTTAGGCATTGCACGTCTGATGAGTGAGATCAGAACTGGATCAAAACCTGCAACAGGACCTGCTGCTGCAGCGGAACCTGAGAATCCACCTGAAGCACCAGCAGCGTTTGCGCTATTGGTTGGTGATTCCATCAGAATTCCGTTTGAGAAAGCAGATTGCTCTCTCAGGAATTTTTCTTGGTTTTCTAACAGGACAGCGGTTACTGCTCTTCTGTGTGAATCTTTGATTGGATCAAGACCATCATAGTCGAGAAGTGGTGCCCACTTTTCCTGCAGATGCTCGGATTGGAACATTTGCTTTTACCTTTGTAACGTGTTTGGTTTTGTTTGAATTATATTAAATTCACTTTTTAGCAACAGCTGAAAGTGTTTTGAGGTATGAATTCATATACTCTGAGGTATAACCTGCAGCGTTGACTTCAACTTCCTCAACTAAACTTTCTGTCTTTGCTTTTGGAGTCTTCTGCGCTGAGAAATATGATTCCTTCAGCATCTCCAGTTTTTCACGATATTTTTCGCCACTTTCAAACTCAACACTTTCGGCAAGTGAAGCGAGCTTCTCTTTCTGAGAGAGTGCTAGACCCTCTGCTACATCGTCAAAGATTCCATCAGCAACCGACTCTGAGAGACGCTTGTTTAGGGTAATATTCTTTTCGATCTGCTCGTTGAGTTTTGTCTCCATTTCATCAAGTTTTTCTACCATGCTCTCAAGAACATCATATTTATCTTCAGGGATTGATACATAATGTGCTTCAAAAAGTTCCTTCATACCTGAGAGGAAGGATTCAGTCATTTCTGACCTCAGACCGTTCTCAACAGAAAGTTGATTTTCGGTAATCCACTCCTCAGCAACGTACTCAAGATATGAATCAACTCTTTCTTCAAGAGCTGATTTGATTTCTTGTACTTCTTCTACAAGTCTTGCTTCGTATGCTTCATCATACTGAGCAATGAGTGCTTCTTTGATCTCAGTAACTTTTGATCTCAGAGCAGCTTCAAAGATGGTACGTGCCTTCTCTTGGAATTCCTCGGAGAGGTCTTCACCATCGAGAAGAGCAGTAACATCTTCTTCAATATCAAACTCTTCTTCTTCCTCTTCTTCTTCTTCTTCTTCTTCCTCTTCTTCGTCTTCTTCAACCTCTTCCTTCATCTTCTTCTTACCCTTCTTCTCATCCTCATCACCTTCTTCATCACCTTCTTCATCCTCATCATCTTCTTCTTTAGATGCTTCTGCAACTACTTCTTCATCTTCTAGTACTTCTTCTTCATCAAGGAGATCTTCAGAATCTACTTCTTCCTCTTCCTTAACTGCATCACTCTTCTTAAGACCCTTCATAGGATCTGCTGCCTTAGCACCCTTGTTAACAACGTTTCTTACTTGCTGAAGGGTTTTACCTGGAGTTTTGATTTCTGCAGAATTATCATCTGAACGATAATTTTCTGGAGTAGGACCACCAAGGTCTTCCCAAGAACCTGTTTGACCTGCTACTGCGCCAGGAGCGAGCTTTTGCATTGGATCGCCTGCCTTTGCACCTGCATTGACAGCGGTCGAGGATTGCTTTGTGCCTGCTTCCATTTCGTGTAAATTGTTGCCACTAGACATTTGGACTCTCCGATTAACCTTAATGAATTTAATCTATATTTATTTATTAAATTAGAATTTTTACCTATATATGGTCAAAGTGAATTTAAAAAGTCATTAAATAAATTCAACTTGTGCTCTTCTAGTTCTCTTCTTCTAGAAAGATCTTCAATTCTTTGTCTGGTTTGATTTGCAATCTTCTCACGGAGAATTCCACCATCCCACACCCACTCTTTTCCTTCCATAATTCCCTGAACAAAAGCATCAGGTGCTGATGGATCTGCAACAATATCTGCTGCAGTTGCAAGCATGAAGTCTTCACCAACTTCCTTATAACCACCTTTGATATTTTCTCTTAATGATCCAATACCACGAGAAGAAACGCCGAGAGTTACTCCATCTTTAAGAAGTGCTTCTGCAATTTTACCCATTGGAGTATGCAGAATTTGTGCTTTACCTACGAAGTTATTACCGTCTTGCTTTAGTTCAGTAATTTTATGGGATACTCTGTCGAGATTTACAGTGGGACCATCAGGGTGTCCGAGTTCACCTAATGCTCTACCTTTTTTTACATAATCATTTGTATATCTTTTTACTTCTCTTTCCATAATGGAGAATGGATACATTCTACCATTGCGATTAACCATCTCACTTTGGAGAAAGACTCCTTGGATATACATTTGCTTTTTACCACCAATGCTCTCGGTGATAACTTCAACCTTTTCGATCTCTTCTCTGATGAGTTTCATTTTAGTTTGTGAATGCTACTTTGTTTGCTCTAATTGCTGATGATGACCAAATAACATCAGTTGGAAGTTTTGCCAAAAATTCAACAGACCCTGCAGGCATTGCAAAATAACTAGTAGATGCAGCACCAACTGCAGAACTTACTCCTACAGTGACTACTCCTACAGTATTGTTATACAAACGAACAGCTGTGGCATCACTAATACTTGATGCTGTTCCAGCAGTAATTGCAGTATCTTGTTGTGTAGATACAATTTTAGTAATCATCATTAATAAAGAAACTTTTTATTTAGTTATTTATTGTTCTTTATTATTCTGCATCTGTAGCAGCATTAAACATTGAATTTGATACTGAAGGTCTCAACACTTCAATTTTTTCAGCTGAGCGAGTATACAGTAAGTCTTTAATCTTATCAGAGATTGCAGATGGTGCTTCATCACCAACAATCATATCTAGAAGTTCTTCCATTGTTATTCTCATGAATTACTCTAGTATTTAGAATAAATACAGAACGAGTAAAATGTATTTGATTATGGGATGTGATAAATTAAAAAACTTTCCTCATGTATTTTATTTTACTTTGGAAAATGAAGTAAAAAGACAAAAATACATGGAAAATCAATTTAAGTTTTATGGAATCACCTTTACAAAAATTTTGATGCCATTTGGATTTCCAAAGAACTTAGAGGAAAAAATATTAAATGTTCACTCTGAATTAGCATCTAAAAGATGTTTGGCGTATAATTATTTTTTAATTGATACTTTAAAAAATTGGTATTTTGAAACAAATGAACCTTATGTCATAGTAATGGAAGATGATTATGATTTAAGTTTTATCGATTACTGGCACTTTACTTGGGACAATTTACTAACATATCTTCCTTATGATTGGGATGCTATACAATTGGGGCATGAATGTCCAGACATAGTTAGATTTTATTTACATCCAGTTCAGAGTAATTATTCTCTTGGTCCAGTATTATTAAAAAGAACTCATGTTGAAAAACTTTTAGAACTTTTTTATGTTGATGGTAAATATAAATTTACTGGAGTTGTGGCAAACTCAATTTATATTAATAGAGAATCTGGAATAGGTGATGGTTATTTTTTTAATGATCTTGCAGGAACTCCAGATTATTTTTTATGTCAAACTGGGAATACTTATACAATACCATTGATTCCGTGTAATCCTTTTTTCAAAGGTTCAACTCACATTACAGAATGGTATCCAATGAAATCTTTTATTTGTTGCTATGAAGCATATAAAGAATGGTGGGAAAACGATAAAGATAATTTTAGCTTGAATGATTTTTTTAATTTTGGAAAATTAAATGATAATCTAATGGAACGAGATATTAAACGATGGGACGATAAATATTTTTATAAAAGAGGAATTGAACAACATAATAAATTTATATCTACGTTATGAAAAATATATACTTCATTCAACCACAATATAGCGTTAATGTAAGGGACACTAAAAATTATTGGATGCCTTATAGTGTTTCTTGTTTATGGAGTTATTGTAAACAGTTTAAAGATATAGAAGAATCATTTGAATTAAAAGATATTATTTTTAGAAGAGAAAATCCAGAACAGTTACTAGAAAAAATAGATAATCCTACAATTTGTGCATTTAGTTGTTATCTATGGAATGAGCAGTATAATTTATACTTAGCTAAATTGATAAAAGAAAAATACCCAAACTGCATTATTGAATTTGGTGGTCCTCAAGTAACTACAAAAATGATGGAAAAAAATCCATTCATTGATTGTGTTATCCTTGGTGAAGGTGAAGAAGCATTTTTAGAATTATTGAGAAGCATTAATACTGGTAATTCAATCAACAAAGTCCATGAAAGAAAAAGAATAGATTCTTTAGATTTTAAAAGTCCTTACCAATCTGGAGTTTTTGATTGGTTATCTAAAAAAAATCCAGATGTTATTTGGGCAGCAATTTTAGAAACCAACAGGGGTTGTCCACATAGATGTACTTTTTGTGACTGGGGTGGTACAACTATGAGTAAAATTAATAAATTTGAATTGGAAAGAATTGCTGAAGATATTGAATGGATAAGAACACATAAAGTTGCTTATGTTTTATGTGCGGATGCAAATTTTGGAATATTTAAAGAACGTGATATTGAAATTGCAAAGATGCTACGTAAAGCAGCAGAAAATAGTTTAATGTTAGATAATATAGATTTACAATACTCAAAAAATTCAAATGAAGCCTCATTTGAAATTGCAAAGATTATGGGAGAATATTCTAGAAGAGGTGTCACTTTAAGTGTTCAAAGTATGAATATGCCAACACTTAAAGCGATCAAAAGAAAGAATCTTCACGTAAAAGATATTGCTGGACATGTTGAATTGGCAAAAAAACATAATGTAAAATTATATACGGATTTAATTTTAGGAATGCCCGAAGAAACAGTGGATTCTTGGAAAGATGGAATTGATTTATTAATGGAAAACGGACAACATTTTTCTGTAGACTCTTGGTTCTGTCAAGTATTTGAAAATGCTGAGTTAGGTAGTGAATTTAGTAGAAAGACTTATGGTATAAAAACTGTTAAAGCAGAAGATTACATATCGTTCTGTAATGATGAATTTGATAATACAAAAGAATACATTGAATTAATTTGTGAGACTGATACGATGTCTAAACAAGACTTTTTTGATGCCCATATGTTTTCTTGGATAACAATTAAATTTCATTATGTTGGATATACACAAATTTTATCTAAGTATTGTCGATATGTATTGGGAGTAAGTTATAGAAAATTTTATGAATCTTTATATGAATATACAATGAATGACTCTGGATTTTTGGGAACTGAATTTAGAGAATACTTAAAAGCAATAACTGAATATTTTGATACTGGAAAAGTCCCTTCTAATCATTCAAGTGGACATGGACTGGGTGTTGGTATGCCAAATGATACTTTATCAAGATTTGAAAATAAAGATAAAATATTAGACTTTATTGAAGATTTTGCACGTAACACTTTTGATATAGAAAAAAGTATTTTTGACATCCAAAGAAAATTTGTGTATGATCCAAACATAAATTATCCTCATGTAGAGGTATTACCTTTTGATTTAGATACTTGGGAGAAAAAAGATACTCAATATTCTATAGAGAATGAAAGAACAGAAGATGAAAGATATGATTTATTTGTAATTAAAAGAAAATATCTTACAAAAAATACAATGGTAAAATTATGAAAAACCTTTATATGTTTCAACCACAATATGCGGTTGAGATTAGAAAAGAAGATACTTATTGGTTACCTTATAGCGTAGGATGTTTGTGGGCATATTGTTCTCAATTTAAAGATATACAAGATTCCTATGAATTAAAAGATCTTATATTCCGAAGAGAAGACCCAGAAGATTTAATTGATAGGTTAGATAATCCTGCAATTTGTGCATTTAGTTGTTATGTTTGGAATGAACAATATAACTTACATGTAGCAAAACTAATCAAAGAAAAATATCCAAATTGTATTATTGAATTTGGTGGTCCTCAAGCAACTCATAGATTAAATGATTATGATTTTATCGACTGTATTATTGTATCTGAGGGTGAGGAAGCATTTTTAGATTTTTTAAGGAAAGTAAACAACAGCGAAACAATTGATAGAATCTATGCAAAAAAAAGAATTGAAGATTTAAATTTTCCAAGTCCTTATCAGATTGGAGTATTTGATAGAATTATTGAAGATAATCCAGGTGTTTTATGGGCAATGACTATGGAAACTAATAGAGGTTGTCCTCATAGATGCACTTATTGTGACTGGGGTGGATTAACATATACAAAAGTTAGACACTTTGATATTCAACGAGTTAGAGATGATATTGATTGGGCTAGAAAGAATAATGTTGGATTTATTTTTAATGCTGATGCAAACTTTGGTATGTTTAAAGAACGCGACTTGGAAATTGCAAAGATATTCAGAGAAGCAGCAGATGAGGGTAACCTTGAAGCAATAAACATCCAATATTCTAAAAACTCTACTGAAGTAATTTTTGAAATTGCAAAAATACTTGGAGATATTAGTAGAGGTGTAACTTTAAGTGTGCAGACTATGAATGAACCAACACTTAAAGCGATTAAAAGAAAGAATATGAGTATTAATAAAATATCTGAACAAATTGATAAAAGTAAAGAGTATGGGGTAAAAACTTATACTGAATTGATTCTTGGATTGCCTGAAGAAACTTTAGATACTTGGAAGGAAGGATTTTCTAAAATTCTTGAGTGTGGTCAGCATGAATCAATTGATGTCTGGTTCTGTCAAATGTTTGGAGATACTGAATTAAACAGTGCAACCTCAAGAGAAGTATATGGGATAAAAACAATCAAAGCGGAAGATTATGTATCTTTCGGAAATGATCGAGATTATGATGGTGTTACAGAAACTATCGAGTTAATCTCGGAAACTAATACAATGTCAAATGATGAATTAATTCAAGCGTATATGTATGGGTGGTTAATTGTTCAATTCCATATTGCTGGATATACACAAATAGTTGCTAAACATTATTATGAAAGTTTAAATATATCTTATCGTCAATTTTATGATACTTTATTTGAATTCATAAAATCAGATTCTGGTGTAATAGGGGAGCACTATAGGGAAATTGAATCTGCAGTAAATCATTACATGAAAACTGGAAAAATATTAAATAAAGGCAAGCATGGGCATACTCTACATGCTGGAAGTTTTGCCTTTATGTTTACCAATAAGGACCAAATTTTTAAACTTGTAGAAAAGGCAACACAAACATTAAACTCAATCACAACAGATATTATATCTTTACAACGTGCATTTATCTTTGATGAAAAAACTGAATATCCATTTTATCTAACATGTGAAAACGCGACATACAAAGTAGATACTGAATTTAAATCCTTCGATAAAAACGATCCTCATACCGTGTTTATTTTACGGCGCAAAGGTCTATTGAAGAATCAACTATGTAGGGTTTAAATGCCTCTACTGCCTCATCCCATAAAATACGATGCTCGTAATCTTTATTCTTATCAATTAGAGCAATAGTCACCGTAAATCTTTTATCATCTGTTGGATTATAAGAACTATGTAAAGGTCCAACATTAATTAATCCGCAAGACCCTATCTCAACTTCATATTCTTTTTTGCAGTATTCTTCTCTACTAACTAAAACTTGACCATGATAATGATCATTAGTTCTATCTCCAACAGTATATTGACTACGTTCTGGAATAACTGTTGAGCAAACTTGTTCCGCACTAGTGCTTACTCTCAAAACCATGTCAGAT